AGAGCCTAGTAAGCGCGATACTTCAGCGGGGCTCCAGCCCTCGGCTAAGCGACTGGCTAGGATATCTTTCACTACCTCCTCGGCGGGCTGCTCGGGGTTATAGCCGGGGTTGCGGGCAAACGCCTCTGGTAATGGCGGCTGACGGTCAAAGGTGATCTCACTGTAGCGTACAAAGCCTTGCGGTATCCAGTCGGCTTCGTCCTGATCGCCCTTCTTGATAGCCGCTAGGTCGGCGGCTAGCTCTCGCTCGGCTGGCGACAGTTGCGGCGTTAGGCGGTCCATACCCTCACGGGTGATGGTAGTCCACAGGTTGCCGTTATCGTCGCGGTGGTAGGCGTAATCCTCACGCTCTAACCCCATCGCCCTTAGATTAGTGGCCGCTGTCGGCACGTCGGTGGCGCCTAGATTAACCCTTAACTCGTCAATGGGTCGCTGTAGCGCTAGGTTGAGCGCGGCGCCGCCTTCAACCTGCCCAAGCGCTACTCCAAGCGCCTTGTGAGCCTTTTCTAAGACCGCCTTTTTAGCCTCTAGCAGTTGGGTTACTACGGCGGCATCGGTTGCGCTACTGATCGGCGGGATGTCAACACTGGCCGCGTCATTGCGGGCGGCCTCGGCATCAGCCATCGCCTGCTGCATAGCGGCTATGCTCGCCTGGTCGTGGTGTTCTTCAAGGGCTCGAGCCAATACCGTCACATCGCCTACATCGCGCCGTAGCGCGTGCGCCATTAACTGCGCCCCGGCCTCAACCCCAAGCACGTCAAGCACTGCCCTATCCATTACATCGCTGCCCAGGGTTGATAGCGCTACGTTGTTTAGGTGGGCGTAGGCCCCTAGCGCGTGATGGCCCCGCATGGCGCGGCGCATGGCGGTAACGTCCCAGCCGGTTGCCGGTTCGCTCTCCAACTCGCCAAGGAATGAGCGGGTTAGTTCCTCAGCGGCTAGGTTTTCGACATTCTGGTTAAGTTCGGCTGCCACCTCTGGGTCTATCGTCTCCCAGCCCACGTCAAACGGGCTGCCGCGTGGTTCGGCCCGTTCACGGGCTAGCGCCTCGCGCTCCCGGTCTATCGCCTCGGGGTCTTCCTCAAGCCGCGCTATGCGTAGGCGGCGCTTCAGTTCCCGCTGCGCCCGGTGCGCCAGTAACAGCCTACGGGCGCTCTCGGCGCGGGCTGACAGGTCTGCGGGCTTGGGCTTATCCTCGGGGGTCGGTAGCGCCTCTTTCAGCGCCTCCCGGACCGGCTTAGCGGCTCTGTGCATCGCCCGCATACGCTCTCGGGCCTCTACCATCCGGCCAGCTCGCTCCGGGTCTACCGCTAACGTCTCCTGGAAGCGCTGCCAAAAGAACTGCTCACCCTCGCTCTTGGCATCCTCTTTGGTAAACCCCTTAGCCTCGGCTTCGGCGGTGCGGGTGGGGGCATAGCCGGGGTGTCCTCTGCCGCTCGGCTGCGCTCCTGGGATGTCGCTTGCTGGCACTTCCAGGTCTGAGCCTAGCACCAGCTCTTTGATCTCGTCGTCAATGGCTAGGTTGCGGTAGACGTTACGCACTAGCCGGTTGACGGTCTGCTCGGCCTGGCGCATTCGCTTAGCGGCCTCACGCGGCGCTAGTTTGCCGCCGCCTTCCACCTGGGCCTGCCGGGCAACGGCAGTTAGCTCTTTTGCTAACTCGGGATCGAGCAGCTTAGCGTAATGCTCATCGGTAGTGAGTTCAGTGGCCGCTTCCAGAGCCTGACGGCGAACGGCGGCCAGTTCCTGCTCGAGCCCCTCTTGCAGCTCCTTCCGCTTCTGGCGCTGCTCTGGAGCCTCGTCCTGGCGGCGTTGCTTGGTCTTTGCGCGGGCTTGCTCACGTTGTTTTAGTTCCTCCGGGGTAGCTAGCCGCGTTAGCCGTAACCCTCGCAACTCCTTCGGCCCTGATATCACGTTACCGGCCCCGTCAGGAGTGACGCGGACTTTAACCCTCACGTAGTCGGGGTGATCGGCTCCGTGCGGTTTCAACGTAATCCAGCGCTCGTTGGGGTGGGTCTCTTTGGGGGCTGCTGCCTCCGCCTTGCTGATGTGGGGCTCGAGCCACACTATGCCGATAGCCCTGGGGTTAGGGGGGCGGGTTAGGAGGTAAAATGCGGCCAGCACCTGCCTATATTAGCAGGCGCTGGCGGGGGTACTGAGTGGAGGATTAGTCTCTCGGATCGGCGAACACCCCGCTTGGCGGTGGTCGGTAACGCCCCTCAAGGGCCATTCGGCCCTGCTCCACAGTCGCGTTAAACGCTTTGGCGTCCTCGGGACTGGCGGGTACAACATAGCCGATATCAACCGCCTCAATGAATGCTTGTAACGCCCGGCGCATGGGCGGGTTGTTGCACAGCCGCTCATGGAGCAACTTGCGCCGGGAGTACACCAGTTCGTCGTTTAACTTGGCTATGCGGTCGGCGGCGAGCAGGGCGCACAGGGCGAACCCAGCGGCGCCGCCGAACAGCGCTATGACAAGGATGTTTAGAAAGGTCATGACTAACTCCTAGTGTCTTTTACGGGGCTTAAAGTTAAAGGCGGCGTTAGCGCGGGCTTGCGCCCTACCCTGCGCTGGAGCGCCGCTAGCAGTTCCTCACGGGTATCATCACCCTGCCAGATAACCAGGCACGGGGCGCTCACTTCGACAACCCCATGACCCGACCCGCAGATGTGAAAGTACACCAGCTCTGAGTCATACTCGCTCATGCTGGCCGCTAAGGCTTCAAGGTTCGGCGCGGTATACTCCCATTTTAAGGCCGAATAGTGGATTATCACCGCGTCGGGATAGTCCGCTGAGTACAACTCCCCGAAGTCTCCGATGTACGCGCTGCTGGTTGCCATTGTCGCCCTTTCTCCTGCTGCCTAGTGCCAGGATACCACGAAGCATTCATGAGTTATATGAAATGTTACGCGGCTTCGGCTTGCGCTTATGGGTGCTCGAGCCCAACACTCTGCCCGCGTACAGCGCCAGCCCTGCGGCATCGATAGCGTGTCGAAGGTCGGTCTTTTTCGGGATCGCTAACAGTGGCTCGGGCCATAGTCCTAGATCGTGATAGATGGCGTTAGCCATTGCCTGATGTCCCTTATCTACCCTGACCGGCTCGGGTAGCGCTAGTCCGTTATGGCAGTATTCAACTTTCCACGAGCTAGCGAATACCTCACAGTACGGCACCTTGTGGACCCGGCATAGCGCCTTAATCATGCCGATTACCTGGTTGGGGTAGACACAGGATATGTTGACCCTCCGGCCCTGCATCTCCCACCCCTCGAACACCACCAGGTCGGGGCGGGTGCTGATGATCTCAGATAGCTTAGTGATAGCCTCGGCCAGCTCGACAACCCCAGCCATGATTAACTCTGGGTATTGCCCCTTGCCGTTCACCATCGCTATCCCCGTCATTTGGCCGGGGTCGATGCCAAGGATAGATTTCGCGGTGTGGATCGTGTTGCGTAGGGCGTAACCGCTGCTCCGGGGCATTCATAGGCTCCTCTCTCAAGGGGCGGGTATGATTTTGGCTATCCGATAATCAAACTGGTGGGTGAGCTGATCGTGACACTCCGCCGCCGCTAAAGCGGCGCGGCTTCTTTCGCCGCGCTCATGGCGGCGTCTTGAGCCGCCCGCCCGCCTTGACGGTTCTCGCTCGCGCGAGCCACTTGCCGGGTGTCCACCGGACTACGCCTGGGCCGTATCCGCAGATACGGTTGACGATACTTGACCGTTTCAGGTGGTCTGACCTTGCCCAGCTCTCCATGCACCACACGCGACAGAATGTTGGCAGCGCCCACTAAGTCGCGATGCGAACAGAAACCGCAAGCCGGACACCGAAATGCGCGTCCCTTCGGTTTGTGCCTGTTGCCGCAGTGTGGGCATGTCTGGCTGGTGTAGTGTTCGGGTACTTGGTCGTCTACGGCAATACCCGCCGCCTCCGCTTTGTAGCCGATGTAGCGCCGCAGCTTGCCATGCGTCCATTGCGAGATGCGCTGGTTATGCGTCTTGCCCTTGTCCACGCCGTCGGCTATATCGCGCACGTCGCCAACGAACAGCTGGCCGATGGAGCGTTCCACTGCCCAATCCACCACTGCTCGGCTGGTCTTATGTTCAAGGTCGCGCTTCACCAGGCTCTGTTTGGCCAGGAAGCGGTTCTTGCGCTGTTGCAGTCGTTTCCGACGCCTTGAGCCGGGCTGGTAGCGGGACTGCCGCTGTTGCAGTTCAGCGAGGCGTTTGTTGCTGTAGCGTTTCTGGCTGCGCAGTTCCCGGCCCATCACCACCACTGCCTCCTGGCCATCGGTGAGGGTAGCTGGATGTACCTCGCCCAGGTCTACGGCGGCAATGCCGGTAGCGGTTGTCGGTACTGCCACGCCACTGTCTATTACCAGGTGCCACTCATAGTGACGGCTGGCGCGGTTGTACACCAGGCGCATTTCAGTGAACACGGGGGCGTCCATGCTGCGCAAGTGTTCTGGCAAGGGTACGCGGATGGGTTCGCGGCCACGCGCCAGCGATAATAGCAACTCATCGCCTCTACGCCGGATACCGGTACTCTTCCAGACTGTGGTGCGATAGCGTTTGCGCTTGTGCGGGTAGCGGGCATCCTCAATACCTGCCTTACGCGCCTCTCTGGTCGTCTTACACGCCTTGGGGAAGCCCTGCTGCGCAGCGTCTATGCTGTGGGCGTGCAAAAGCGGCTGGCCGTCTGCATTGTAGCAGTCGTTCAAGCGCTCCATCCCGCCGGGCGAGAGCCAGATGCCTTTCTTGCGATAGATCCGGTAGTGCGTAACCAACACTTGAGTGTAGATACGCCCGCTTTCGGCATTAAGCTCATCAGCAAGGGTTGTGGGCAGATCGCAGCGGAAATAGATAGTCCGCATCATCACAAACCTTTCTGAGCGGCAATATAGGCTTCGATAACCTTGCCGGATACGTTGCCCGCGCTGGCGGCAAAATATGAGCGCGTCCACAGTGACGGTAGTCTACGAAGTTGTGGGTATTTCTGGCGCAGCACCCTGGAGGTGACGCCCTTGCACTCCTTCACCACTTCGGCGGCGCTGGTGGTCGGCCATACCCGAACGAATAGGTGGATGTGATCGGGCTGAATTGCTAGTTCAATGATACTCCAACCCTGCTCCTGGCACTTGGCTTCGATAAGCGAGCGGCACTCTGCTGCCACCTCATTCACCAGAACCGCCTTGCGGCGCTTCGGTGTCCAGACCAGATGGTACACGATCAGGTGAACTCGGTGTTCATCTCGTTGATAACTCAACCTGTCGTTTTCCACGTAGATAGTATAACATACATCTACATTGGCAACAAGCCCCAAGGTCGGCTAAAGCCGACTGGAAGCCGCGCCTAACCACCAGGGCTAAAGCCCTGTGGCTTGCGGCGGGCTAAATACGGTCAGCCAGATGCTAGCCAGGGGTGCGGTCGCCGCGTTGTCGGCAATGTTGGCAATGGGGGTAGCATTGTAAATCAGTCTCAGATACTCGTTCGCAGCAAGGGTGCTTTTCATGCCCCGATTATAGCGGGGGGTAGGGGGTAATGCCTCGTGCCGTTACCGGCCCCATCTCCAACACGGCATAAACTTCATCGCCCCGCTCTCGATGCGTAATAGCGGACAGTGCCTCATCCCTGGAGGGGGTAGCCACATCACCCCATCGGGGTTCAGGTAGTCCTCGAACGGGATACCTAGCGTCAGTGCATAGGCCAACACTAGCCCTGGGCCTAGCGCCTCCCATTGCCTGATGTGCTTTAACTCGTGATCTAGTAGTGCCCTCCGCTCATCGTCGGGTAGGTTGGGCACGACCATGACCAAATGGGGAAGCGCCCTGCCGATTACCCCTCCCCCCAGGTGGGGGACTTCAATCAGGAAGGTCGGGGATACGTCAAGGCGCCATTCCGGGGTGCCTAGATAGAGCGTGAGCGCTAGGGTGAGCTCGAGCAACATGAGCGCATTCTAGCGCCCGTACCCTCCCCTAGATTTCGGTCTACTCAATGCCTGGATCGCTAGGTACGCCAACGCCACCGGCCAAAAGGCGACCAACAGCGGAAGTGCGACAAACGCTGCGCCCTCCGGTAGATGGTTGCGCTGCTCGGCTCTGACGAACAGCACTGCGGTGACAACGTAGCCTATTAACAGGTAGACGGCGATAACGGTAATAATCACAACGCCTCCTAGAACGGTAGGTCGTCCCTGCCGTCATCCTCGCCTATCGGCTCCTCGAACCCAGCCGATGGGCGCTGCGGGCGCGGCTTGCCGCACGCCTGCTCTAGGCGCTCCAACTCTGACCGGGTTAGTTCCGTCAGGATGGTGGCACCCGGCTTGATCGTCGGTACTAGCGCTAGCACGCTTTTAGCCGGGACACCGCCCCCTAGCATCCGCTTCAGGAAGTCGCTAGCCTCCTGGCTCGTCACCTTGCTGGCTGTAGCGCCCGCTGTCGCTCCTTGGCGAGTCGGGGGTGCAGCCGGTCGGCTAGGCGGCGTCGCGCTCGCCTGCGGCGCCGGGGGGTTTGGCGCGGGGCTGGCTGGCCTAGCCCCGGCATTGTTGCTGGTAGGCGGTTGCATGGGGGGCGGGTAGTTCGTTGCATCATCCTCCTCGGTCTCGTGGTGCCGCCAGATTTTCCAGGGCTCACCGGATTTATAAAACAGTCCGCGCTCCCCCTTGTAGATGCCGAAGGTGGCGCTATGTCCACGACTACACTCCATACCGTAGTAGTCGTGCTTGTCGCCCTTAGCATCCGCCACATTGCGGAATGTAAAATGTACCTCCGCGTCGCACTGCTTATCACCGCACCGCTCAGGGAGTTGTGTGAAGAAGGACAGCTCTTTTACGAGGCCCCGCACATCGTCGGCGGTAATCTCAATGGTTGCCCTGCCCCCCAAAACCGTGACAGTCGCTTTCATGTCTATCGCCTAATCTCTCGCCGGTACTCCCCCGGCAGGTGAGTCACGCGCACCCGCACCTCCGGCGGTAATGCTTCGTTCTCGCGCCTGATCTGCTCTGCTAGGGCGCGGCGGACTAAGGCGGCTAGCAAATCGCCGTTGCCGTTGTTGTTGGGCCGGGGTTCATTTCCTTTGGGCATCTCGCACCTCCGCGATAATCAAAAGGGTAGCGCCAAGCGCTACCCAGAATAACAACCAGCCTAGTTCGGGAGTCATGTCAGTTCGCCTTCCACAAGCGGGCCAACTGGTGCCAGAAGCGTATTTCCGCCCGTTGATACCTGATAGCCGCCCTCAACCATGCGGACTGAGCGGAGACCACCAAGTATTGGTTCCTCCGCTCGCGGTTGGGGGCAAGAGCCTGATACTGCTCCTCGGCGCGTTGTGCGCTTCGCTTAAGGGTCCAAAGTAGGTCGCTGTAGTTGGTCATTGCCCCTCCTCCTCGAACGCGGCTGCCCAGTTCATCGGGGCTGAGCAACCGTCGGCCTCGGCCCACTGCGCTATCCGCTCGAGCCCACGTTGGAAGGCGGCCTCAGTCATGATGCGGTAGCGGCCTGGTGTCAACAAATCTTCAAGCAACGGTGCGTCTAAACGCCACAAGCCATCGTGTATCTTCTCCATGCCTTTGGCTACCTCGCCCTTAACCCTCTCTTGGATTGTCATTCCATTCCCCTTTCCAACTTCTCTAACTGCTCATTGTAGGCGGCCCGCCCCCCGCTTGCGCGAGCGCTCTCTAGTAGCCGCTTGGCGCCTGGGTCGCGAAGGATAGCGGTTCGGGCCTTGCGGATGGCCTTCGTTTTTTCTATAGCTTCGGTGATCAGAGTGGCGGTCTCGGTCATTCTTGCTCGCTTTCTACCCCGATACGACGCCTCGGGGCGGGGCGTTGGGGTTAGCCTACCAGGGCGTTTTGCTCGGCGTAATAGCGGATGAGGTCATGCAGGCCGGGGATAACGTTGTCTCCCTCCTCCTCGCGATACTCGTCGAGCAGTTGGGCTAAGTTCTTCTCTGTGATGACTACGCCATCTAAGGCGTATAACCCCTCTGGGGTGGTTTTTAATACTGCGTTGATCCAGTCATCCGGCGACCAGACGTTCAGGGTTGGCAGATCATCGGCTAGTTCCTGGATTTCGTCAAGTGCTTCCTCCCCGGCATTGGTCAACCGGCCAACGTAATTATTCCCGTCCCACTCCGTGGCGTAGTCGGCGCGAGCGATAGCTACCAGCTCAGCAAATCGCTCTGAGCTTAGCAGCTCGTCTAGTGCATCGCCATCTACACTGTTGTCCACGCTAATCCGTATTGTCCTGTTGTGCCATACATCGAACGGCACGGCGTTCCCAATCTCGTAGTTAGGGCTGGCCTGTGGCGTAGAGTTGCCACCCAGCTCAATCTCAATGTAGGCGTCCTGGGCGCTCGTCTGTCTGGGGTACTTGAGGTATAGGGGTGCTGGCATTTTATTCCTTTTCTGCCCCGATACGACGCCTCGGGGCGGGGCGTTGCTGTTAGCGAGTGACGATGATAAGTTGGCCCTTTGCCATTGTCCACCATACTGCCCCGGTGCAGCTAACGTCGTCGGCTTCTAGCCCAACTGCCCTAATAGCCTCCAGCGGCGACCGGGCCAGTGCTTCGATGGTTTCTCCATCGACTGATACGGCGTACATTCTCATTCCCGGCCAGCGCTCACGCCGGTAGCGATACGCACGGGTCGCACTAAGCGCAGCCTGGTAATCCCGCTCACCGCCACCCTTTTCCGCGCACCATGCCGCCGCTACATCATAGGTTTCATCCCCCGCTGTTAGCCCCCGTTGGACGAACTCCTTGAACGCCTGCTCGTTGTTTTGCATCTCGGTCCCTTTCTCCCTGCCCACCTAGAGCATACTCTACCTCTTTATGAGATAGGTGAGAGTATCACGCCTCGGTGGTAGCAGCCTGGATAATCGCTCTGACACGCTCCTCAATGGCGGGATTAACCTCCCCGCGCACCGCCAGCTCATGAATGTACCGGCACCTACAATGAGGGTGTAACGGGATAGCCGGGTGAGAGTACACCGGGGTGTACCCCCTTGGGTGCTTGCCTACCCACAGATGCTTGAGCGGATTGCGGTTTGGGTCGGTCGGCTCGACTAGCGTAAACCGCTGGCCGTGCAGTTGGCGGCAGATCGGACAGGCATCCTCGGCGGCGCTCCAGCGTAGGCTCGAGCCCACCTTCAGCGTCCCTAGATAGCCGTTTGCCCGGTTGGTGGCCGTCTCGGTTAAAGCCACACGCCGCCAATCCCTCATCTGCACGCCAAACTCGTGCAGCAACATGCGCCCCAACTGCTCTGGCTGGCCCTGGTCACGCTCCCAAGCGTAAATAGTCCCTAACAGGCGATGCCTGGTCTGCTCATGTAGGTGCTGTACATGCTGAGCTGCACTAGCGGCGGCGTACTGTGCCCGCGCTTCGCGGGGTGTAAGGGTCATCTCCTCTAGCTCTACCGGCCCCCCTGCCCTCATAGCCCCCACCAGGTGCTGAGCTACCGCTACCCGCTCTGCTCGGGTCCGCAAGCGTCCTTCGCCGTACCACTTCTCGGTTGCGGCGTCGGCTAGTTGGCGGTGCATGTCCGGGGTGATGGTCGCCCTACCCCGTGCGGCCAGCTCCCGGAATATCTGCGCGGCCCGGTTCGCCCGGTTCCAGGCTTCCTCTCGGCTGATACCTGGCGCCTTCGCTAGCAGCGGATAGGCGACTCTGACATCGCTCCTTGGCAACGGTGGCAGTCCTAGCGCTACGTGCATGTCCAGGTGTACCCCGTGCAGGTAGTCTGCCCCTAACCGCGTCAAGGCGAACTCGAGCGGCCCTACCCAGGGGTCGCTATCGGTTGCCCAGATGTTCGCTTCGCTGCTCACGGCCACCACAACGGCTCTTCTGGGTTAACGGCCTTCGCTACCGGTCGCGTCCCCTCCCACTGATCGCCGTTCTCGTCGTCGAATAGTAGCCGCTTGATCTCCTGTTTGTCCTTTTCGCTTAACGCCTTACCCTGGGCGTCCTCGCCATCGGGGGGCATTTCACCCTCAAGTGGTTGACCGTCGCCTCCCTCGGCCATCGACGCCTCTAACTCCTCGGGGCTCATCCCCTGCCCCGGTTGTGGCTGCTGCGCCTGTAGCGCCTGTTGGTACACCCCTGCGAAGGTCGCGTTCATCGGGGCATTGTCTAGGGTGGGGTCGCCGAACAGCGCCATACCTCTAGCCTGGCGGTACTCGCCCCAGGTGGCCGCCTTCTCCTCGTCATTGCGGCTGGCCTGTTGGTCAGGCTCGAGCCCCGTCCAGTACATCTCTACCTCGGGGTCTACCAGTTGCACCAGTTCATTGAGCGTGCATCCTAGCCAGTCCAGTAGCGGCCACAAGCCCTTGCTGCGACTGCTGGCTAACCGCTCCTCGGTGTCGCTGCCGCTAATGGCGCTGGTGCGGCTGGTAAACGCTTCAAAATTTATTTCCTCGGGGTCAATGCCGAACAGGGCGCCTTTGATCGCCACTAGGAAGGTCATCCATTTAGCGAACATCATCTCGCTAAACTGCGCCCCCATCGGTACATACTGCGCCCCGCTCTCGCGGTCGCGGCTGATTAGCACCGGTAGCCGCCAACGGTGGCTGGTTCCCGAAGCGTAGGCGTCCCACTCCATCTTGAAATCTTCCAGGTCATCCGCTGCAAAATCACCAAACAGCGTCAGCACCCCCTGGGGAATGCTGTTATGGGTAAACCCCCTTGAGTTGAGTAGTAGCGCGTTAAGGAACGCTGAGACAATCCTAATCAGGTCTTCGACTTCCGGTTGCCCATAGCCTAACTGATGCAGGTCGCCGCTCGGTCTGCGGATCGGGTAGAGCAGGTCGTCATGGGTGTACCAGGCTTGTATCCGCTCCTCGCGGGCTAGTACCGCTATCACCTGGTCAGGGTCGGGGATATGCAGGTTATAGCGCTCGTGTACCTCGGGGCGTTGTTCGCTAGGGTCTAGGCCCTCGCTTAGATCGGTTAGGTATACCCGGCCCCCGTCAACCGCCACAAACCCATGCGGGCGGCCACTGGCCGTAGGTACCAACTCAATAGGCGCCGCGTCCAGGCTAAGCGAGTCGGTTAAATGCTTAGCCATGAAGTCTCGTAGGTTGTCCCGGCGTAACCGGCGGCGGGCGCGGGGATCGAACTCTGCACCGCAGTTTGTCAGCCACTGCGAGAGCCATGCAAACCGTTGTGCGTCGGCCTCGGCGGTGGACCTGCCCCCTCCGATGTAGCGCAGACCGTACCCCGGCTTCCACTCCTGGCTAGAGAAGCGCAGAAACCGCTGCACCTGGTTAATGCGCGTGTAGATGATGGCCAACAGCACGGGGTCTTGCTTAACAATCAGCCGTAGGTGGCCAAAATCGAGCCCCACGGGGCGCCGCAGATGCACCTGGCGGGCGTAAAACGCTTCCTCGGAGAGGTCTAGTGATACCTTGGCCACCCCTTTGCGCGGTAGTTGCATCTGCTGGGTAGTTACCTCGTTAGTTTTAGAGAACGCCTTTACCAGCCGGTAGGCATCATCAGCGCTGATGTTCAGCCCGGCGGCGTCAGGCGCTACCTGGCGGGCCGTCTGGGTGATCGCGTCGCGCCGTTCCTCGTTGGGCGCCCTGGGGTCCTGGGCCACCCGATATGCTCTGTCTCTGTTGCTGCCTCCGCGCCGTGAAGCCTTAGGGTTCATAACCTTTAGTATAACATCCCGACCTCAGGGGGGCCGCTATCGGTGGTGGCCCCCGGTGTGGCGCTATCTGGGTCGTTCTCATCCTCCTCACACACTAGTCGAGTATCTTAATCCTGGGTAGCGAGAAAGAAAGGGGTTATATGGTTTATCTCGCAAACGCATTCAGCCTAAACATGCTCACGGTGGACGATTGGGGGGCCAACGTCCACATCGGGCGACCCACGGGGGCGGAGGTCCGGAACCTGATTAAAGGCGGTTTTGTGTCGGCGGTCGGACACGCTGACACGGCAAAACTGCTAAGCGACATCCTTGAAACGGTTGTCGCCTTCAACCGGATTAACGTGACCCTCCGTCCGGGTGTGGACACCCTCGTGGTGGCTCAATACCAAGGGCCGCGCCTTGAGGAGGGCACAACCCGCCTGCCTATGGGAGCAGGGTTTAGGTTTTATAGCGTCACCTACGAGCGGGTCACGCCCAAGCCAACGTTCGACCCTGGGCACGTCGATGACGACATTTTGGGGTTCTCTGAGTAACTAACACCGCCCTGGGGGTCGCTTAGCGCGGCTCCCAGGGCAGAAAGGATGCAGGCAAAGGCAATAAAACAACCTACCCCACATCAGATTAGGCGGGACTGTGTTAGTGCCCCGCTACGCTCTGGAGAAGCGCTTAGCGCACATGCAGGCACTGGGCGGTATTATTCACGCTAGGAGAGGGGGTGTAACGATGGACGAAAGGGTATTTACTGACCAAGAGCTGATCGAACAAGCCAAGGCCGCCTGGGAACGGCGCAAGGCCGCTCGGTTGGCGCAGTACGAGAGCGACCTAAAGGCCGCCGCCGAGCGCCGCCGTGAGCGGTTGCAGCGGCTATCAGAACAGAACAAGGGTGGTTGAGGGTGGTTAATGCTGTATTTTGCAATATGTCCGTTCTGACCAGACCCCCGCTGCGCTATTTCGGCTCCAAGTCAAGGTTGGCCCCGTGGATCATCCGCCACTTTCCGCCGCATCGGAGCTATTCCGAGCCGTTCGGCGGCGGCGCTAACGTCCTACTGCAAAAACCACGCGCCCCGGTCGAGACCTACAACGACCTCGACGGGCGCGTCGTTAATTTTTTCCGCGTCCTGCGAGCCAGTGCCCGCGAGTTGATTGAGCAGCTCGAGCTCACCCCCTACGCGCGAGCGGAATACGAGCTGGCGCTCGAGCCTTGCCCTGGCGACCCCCTGGAGGAGGCCCGGCGCTTTTTCGTGGCCGGCTGGATGTCGATCGGAGGCCAAAGGGGTGCTTGCACGCCGGGCAACTGGCGCTACATCAAGAGCCTGAGCCGGAAAACGGGCAAATCCCCCGCGGGGTACTGGCGCTTCGACCATCTCTACGCTGTCGCTGAACGGCTGATGGGCGTGCAGATCGAGTGCCGCGACGCCTTTTACCTGATTCCGCACCTGGACACGCCACAGACGCTGCATTACCTCGACCCGCCCTACGTGCATGCCCAGCGGAGCCGACCCGATCACCGCTATAGCAACGAGATGAGTGACGCGGATCACGAGCGCCTGGCCCGGATCGCACACGAGCTCGAGGGCTACTGCATTATCAGCGGCTATCCGGGCGAACTCTACGCGGACCTTTATGAGTTGCACGGCTGGCAGCGCCGCGATGCCTCGGTGCGGGTCAACTCGTCGCGCGCTAACCGGCAAGCCGCAACCGCGAGGACCGAGAGCATCTGGCTTAACCCGCGCAGCGTTGGTGAGCTGCAAGACACGTTGTTTTGAGGAGGGAGAGGGTGCGCGCACTAAACTGGGCATTTGAGCAAACTGAGGTACCGCCGGGGCCACGGCTAACGCTGCTGGCCTTGGCGAAGTTTGCCGACGGGGACGGGCATTGCTATCCGGGCCGAAAGCGGCTAGCAGAGCTAAGCGGACATTGTGAGCGGACGATTAACAACCACCTGATGTGGCTCGAGCTCATGCGTGCCATCCAGGACAACCGCCGCGCGCAACTCACTGACGTCGGGCGCGCTGCACTGGCCGCGATCGGTGGCTCGTGGGCGCTCCAGCACGAGCCGACCGACCGGCTCAGGCGCACTTGGGTTTCGAGCTATGTCGCTGCTGGGCGGGCGCACCGCCTCCAATTACTCGACCGGGCGCTGCCTGCGGGTACTCGCAGGGCTGCGCCCGGAACGGACGCCGCCTCGTGAGGGTGCTCGCCTTCGACCCCGGCGCGACCACCGGCTATGCGGTAATGGCCCGCGCGTCGCGGGGCCTGGTGCTCGAGGCCGCTGGTACGTTCATCTACCGGCGCGAGCAGACCGGTAACGACATCTGGGACGCGATCCGCCGCCATAGCCCGATACTCATTGTTGTCGAGGATTGGGAAAACCAGGGCAAACAGGTCGATATGCACTCGATCTGGCCTAACCGCATCATCGGGCAGGTGGAGGCTTACGCGAACCTGTTGGGTATCCACATCGCCCGCGTCGGTGCATCACTCTGGAAGCCGAGCTTCAGCGCCAGCGCGGGCCTGCTAAAAATGCCGCTGCCTGTGCGGTTGGAGGCTAAGCAGCGCGGGGTTGCCCAGCGGCTGCGGCTCGAGCTTGGCAGTTGGCCGGCGGCGCTGTACGACATGAGCGACGACACCCTGCGGCACGCGGTGGATGCTGCCGGATTGGCCTGCTGGATGATGCTTACGAGTGGGAGGAACGGCTATGCGGCGGTGGACTAGGGCTGAGGAGGAGCTGATCCTGCGCCATGCTGCGCGTGGTGCAGCATATTGTGCGCAGCGGCTGAAACGCACTGAGCACGCGGTGCGCTGTAAGGCGCGGCGGTTGGGCGTGCTGTTTCGCGAAGAGGGGTTGCCCGGCCATGTCACTCTGGTCGAAGTGGTAGCGCTCAGCGGTCGGCGCTACGCGGACGTGTGGGACGCGGCCCATCGCGCTGGCATGATCGCGTCCCGGCGCTTCGTCCCAAAGCGCTGGGCTGAGGCGTACATCATCCGCGCCAGGGAGGCGGACGATGTAGCTAGTGGCGGTTGGGTGACCTTAGGCCAGGTGGCCAGGGAGCTAGGCATGACCGCCGATCGGTTGCGCATGGCTGCACCTGCCCACACGACGACGAGGGCGTGCGCGAGCAAGCGTTCGTCGAGAACTACGACCCCGACGGCGCCCCGCGCCGCACCTGGTACTACCTCAAAAACCCGACATGCCCGCTACACGGAGACACCACCGAAGGGAGCCCGCAATGAGTGCAGTTCAAATCACTAAGCGACTTGTCGGCCAGTTTAACGCTATCGTTGTTCCGTTGGCGTTCGTCCGTATGCTGGGTGGCGACTACACTGCTGCCGCTTTGCTGACACAGTTGCTATGCTGGCGAAACCCCCAGGTAAGCACAGGCAAGTTTTATGTGCGCTACGAAGTTATTTGGGAGGTATTAGTCATTACGCCCTCGCAGTTGCAGAACGCAAGGGAGAAGCTTCGCGCAGTTGGCGTTACCTCTGGGCCAAGCACAGACCCGTATTATGATATCGACGAGGAAGTGCTAGGTAAGAAATTGGAGATGTTATGAGCATCAAGCAGATGGTGAAAGTCTGGGAGCACGAATTTACGCACCCGCAGCTGGTGGTGATGTTAGCCCTGGCCGATCACGCTGACGATGACGGGGAGAACATCTTCCCCAGCATCGAGCGCGTGGCGTGGAAAACCGGCTATACTGGCCGCACGATCACAAACATCCTGGGCCAATTACGCGCTAGTGGAGTGCTGCGCGTAGTCAGAAACTACACTCACGACCGGCCTACTGAGTATCTGATCGACTGGTCGCAGGCCACTCAGAAGCTGCCGTTCCATAGGGGTGAAAAAACTTCACCCCTGGCTGGTGGTGAACGTGGAGTGACTCTTGACACACCGCAGCTTCACCCCAGGGGTGAACGTGGAGTGACTCTTGACACACCGCAGCTTCACCCTAACCATCATGAACCATCAATTAACCATCAAGAACCGTCAGCGCTTTTGAACGGCGAAAAACTTGAAAACCGAAACCCCGAAGACAAACCCGAACCACCACCTTCAAGGAAAAAAACAAAACCCGAAAAGTTCGACGCTAGAACCGTCACCCTACCAGCGTGTGTTAGTTCCGCCGCGTGGCTCGCGTGGTGTGAGCATCGACGAGAGCTGCGAAAGCCGCTCACGCTGCGAGCAGTAGAGGGGCAGCTTGCGCTCCTCGCTCAGCACCCTGCCGACGCTGAGGAGATGCTAACCACCTCTATTCGCAACGGCTACCAGGGTATATTCCCGCTCAAAAACGGCGCGAAAACGGCCCCCGTTCCTACGTCGCAGGAGCGCCCACCAGTCGGCAGTCTAGTCATTCACCCGCACGTCGAGGGGCCAACTCCCGTTAGGTGCTGGCACGCCAACGGTGAGCTGACGGTAGAGCCGGGCTGGCGAGTCTGGCCGCATGAGGTGAAGGTATGCAGATAGCTGATCTAATCGGCGCGCACGACAAGCAGCTCGAGCAGACGCTGCTGGCCTGCGCGTTCGCACATCCGGAGTGTCTCGCTGAGCCGTGGGCCGTCATGCCGCCGGAGGTGTTTTACCTGGAGAGCCATCGGCGGCTCTGGCAGGAGATGACGCGGCAGTATCGCGGTGAGCAGGCGTTTGACTTTTCTACCATCGATGCCGCGTTTCGTGCTACGGGCAACACCAAGATCGTCCAGGAAGTGATCGTGCCATGCCTGGGCGTGTATGAGGGCAACTACCACCCAAACTCAGCATATGCGCGGCTCTACGCGCAGCAGCTTAAAAAACTCTACGTCATGCGCGAAAAGGCACGCGCAACGCTAACGTTTCAGGCCGCGCTAAAAACAGACGAGGAGCAGGCCGAGGCGCGGATGATCCTGGACGCTACCCTCACCGCGCTCGATAGCTCCGTGCAGCGGTTCGACGAGCGGACTGATGAGGAGGTGGCGGCGCTACTGGGCCCGGAAGCGCGTCAGCTTACCGGTGTCCGCGACCTTGACGACCTCACCGGCGGCATGGCCCGACCTGGACTAAACCTGGTAGCGTCTCGGCCCTCGGTGGGCAAGTCGGCGCTAGCGCGGACCATCATCCGCGCAGCGGCAGCCAAAGGTCACCGCGTGCTGCTCTACTCCCAGGACCAGGCCGAAAGTCAAATTATGGAGCTTGAGATCGCCCGGCATCGTCGTATCGACACCAGCCGAGTCCGTAGTCTGGAGCGCGCCGAGCTAGTTAAGAGCGTGGAGCAGGTCCGCTCGGAGGTTTGGCGCGGGTTGGTGCAAGTGATCGACACGCCGCTCAAACTCGGCCAACTGATGCAGGCGGTAAAGATCGCAACGCCGGCGCTGCTGGTCGTGGACTACGTCCAGATCATCGACGCCGGCCTAGACTCTGAGTACGAGTCTATAACCGCCGTGTCGAAGGCGCTAAAAACGTTAGCGTTCGAGCTACGCATACCTGTCTTAGCTATCGCGCAGCTCAACCGTAGCCAGGGGCCAAACGGCACCCCCTCACTGGCGCAGCTGCGCGGCTCTGGTCAGCTCGAGCAGGATGCTGATCAGGTTTGGGTACTAGAGCGCGACACCACCCAGAGCAGCACCGAGGAGCAGGAAGCTACTCTCTACGTGCTCAAGAACAAGGTGGGCCCGACCGGTCGCGTCACGCTTCACTGGCGCGGCAAATTCGCTTCGTTCGAGTCTCATGCTCCACTAGCACGTGCGAGTGGAGCGCCGGAGAGGAATTGACTTGACTATGCAGGCTTTACAGGATTGGGTCGATCGGATTAGCGGGAGAAGCATCCCCTCTGGGTGCGAGAGTTCGTCTGTGCCAACTGCCAGACAGCGCACAACCGAGATCACAACGCGGCGGTCAACGGTTGACAGATTTTTACGCGCCCAGGGCCTGGGTTTTTACGTGGGCCAACAAACCACCCCGTCAAGTACTCCGGCCCTTTAGGCCGGAGCTTGCACCTGAGAGCTAACATGGCCCATACCGCGACCATCCCCCAAGGCAGTGAAGCCAGTACCGCCGCAAGGCAGAAAGGGCCGGACATCCGTCCGGCGGGCTACGCTCCTCCCCGGCTTGAAAGACCGGGGTATCCGCTACGCCCAGGTCTTTTTCGATGAGGCCCCTCACGCTCTTTGACGATGCACGCCTGACCTTTGAGGCGGCCATCGAGCTGACCGCACAGTCACTCTGCACCTACGGGCCGGCTGCGCGGCACTGGGTCATCACCTACTCCGGCGGGAAGGACTCGAGCACGACCCTCACGCTGGTGCATCACCTCATCGAGACGGGGCGCGTACCGGCGCCCGAAACACTGAATGTCCTCTACGCCGATACGAGGCTCGAGTTGCCGCCGCTACACGCCACCGCCATGAGCATCCTCCAGGACATGGCACAGCGCGGTGTGCGTGTCAAGGTGGTTGCGCCAGCTATGGACCACCGGTTTTTCGTGTACATGCTAGGCCGAGGCGTGCCGCCCCCTGGGGCACGATTTAGGTGGTGTACGGGCGCGATGAAAATCGAGCCCATGCAGCAGGCGATAGCGACCATGAAGGCCGAACTTGGCGAACTACTTATCATCACTGGTGTGCGTATCGGGGAGAGTGCCGCACGCGATCAGCGCATCGTCATGTCGTGCTCGCGGGAAGGTAGCGAGTGCGGCCAGGGCTACTACCAGCGGGATATCAGGGGCAGCGCCATGCTCGCACCCATCGCTCATTGGCGCGTTTGTCACGTGTGGGATTGGTTAGGCCTACACGCGCCAGGCTACGGCTACGGCACCGACCTGATTGCCGAAGCGTATGGGGGCGACGAGGCTCAGGAGATTAACGCCCGCACCGGCTGTATCGGCTGCCCGGTCGCTAGCCGCGATTTGGCCTTGGAGACGTTGATCAAAAACCCGCGATGGGGCTACCTCGCGCCCCTACTGGAACTGCGTGCGCTGTGGCCTGCCCTGCGCCACCCGCGCAACCGCCTGCGCAAAACCGGCGAGCGCAACGCCGACGGGAGCCTGCGCAAAGGTGGCAACCGGCTCGGTCCGCTGACAATGCAGGCGCGGCAATGGGGGCTCGAGCGCGTCCTCGACATCCAGGGGCGTGTCAATGATGGGCGCGGCGCCATGCCCGCTGTCAGCCTGGTCGATGCCGAGGAAGAGGCCCGCATCAGGGAGTTGTGGGCCATGAACGTGTGGCCGCAACGCTGGGAGGGAACTGAGATGCAGGGCGATGTGCCGTTTGTGCCAGTGCTAGAGACTGAGCGCGGACATGCCTACTTGTTTGGCGTTCCGAAGGGCGGCAAACCGCTCAGGGAGGTGCGATATGCCAAACGCCGCGCCTGAGTCTGCCGAACAAATCGTGTTCATGGCCTGGGCGCAGTTGCACCTTCAGAGCCACCCTGAGCTGGCGCTGCTGCAC